CAATTCAACTGTAGCACTAGGGGCTACAAATCTGTGTTCACTAATTTGAAGGTGAGAACCGGATGTGTTTTTATATTGCATAAGATGTTTTTGTTTCCTTATGTTATTTAATTAGTGAAGTATTTAACATAGTGTAACATTTTGACTGATTTTAAGGGATTATTTGTATTAAAAGGGTTAAATAGTTACTGGGGAAGAGGATAAATGAGATTTAATTTTATATTCCATTGACGGTATTGTATAAGGTCTAACAATTTCGGTAAATAAATCAACATTTTTACTATACCAAGTTAAATTCCAGCATTGTTTACCTTTATAATTTTTAACCACAATATGTGATTCAATAGAATATTGCTTTAATAACCATTTTTGAATCAATTCTATTTCTGGTAAAGAAAAAGCATCTACCGCCAATGCCATTTGTTTACAACGTTTGTTTTTGGTCCCATCGTCATTCCACCAAATACTGAGTGCCAAATCATCAATTTCATTAAGATATTCTTGTGTTATAGTTTTATGACCATCAATATATAATTTATCATAAATTTCATCAAAAATAGGATGTGCGAAAGTCTTAAATCCGTAAGCTTGATAAAATTTATTAGTTCGTACATCCAATCTTGGTTTAAATAATGTTGGAGTTTCTTTATGTACTAATCTTTTAAGTATAGAAAATTTAAAATCTACATATTCTTTTTGTTTTATAGAATGAACAAAATTTACGTGTTTAACAGAAACAACATTATCTATAGCATCTCGTCCACGCAATGGAATACAAGCATCACCTAACAAACCACCTAAAATAACCGATTTTTCTTCTGCGGTTAAAGACAAACTTAAGTCATGCCTATTTTGTGTTGGCATATCAAATAATATTAACGCTTTTCTTAAAGTCGTTACAGAACAATTCATTTCTTTACTTAAAATTAATTGACTAACTCTATCAATAAGATAACGTTGTTTCAAAATTTCTGAGTCTAATTTATCGAATTTAGATATTGTAAATCCCATGATAAAGAAATTATAGAACATGTAATGAAAAAAGAACCACATTTCTGCAGTTCTTTTACTTTTTTTAAGTAATTTACGATTAACTAACTGATATTTTCGCGATACCTTTTGGATTTGCGATTGCGAAACCACATTCTTCATAGCACACCCAGCCTAGCCGTAACCGTGAAGGTTTGTCAGCAGGAATAACTGTTAGCTCTTGTCTAATCGGCATAACACCTACAAAGTCTGCAGGAGCTAAAACTAATACCGAACTATCAGGTACTAAGTTAGAGATAAGAATGTCTGAAGTCCATAGACGACCAAACACGCCTGTAAGCAGTACTTCTCTTTGAGTTACAAAATCGAAAAAGTCTTTACCCCATCCACGAATATCAGCAAAACGTAGTGAATTCAATACGATCTTTGATACTGTTAAACGATGTTTTTCAATTTTAGCGAAAGCTGCATTGATTAAGTCTAATGTTAAACGACCGCTAGCTGTTGTAATCAAGTGATTATTAGCAGCATTTACTGCATCTTGAGGTACTGCGGCATCAATTGCCAAGAAAATTTGTGTATCTTCTTGAATTGAAATTTCGTTTTTAGCTTTTACTTGAGCACGATCAATAATATTAAACATACGTTGTTTAACTTGACTTAGATCAACTTGAGGATATGATGTAATAACCCAAGTAGGAACTAAGAAATCTGCGCCTTCAACAATAACATCCGGTGCTTGACCGCGTTTTGAAATTAGAGTTGCAGGAACGTCGATATCCTTTTCATAACGTGCCAAAGCACCTTGAGGAAGAGGATCAACTACCAACAGTTTACGACCAATTGACTGATAAAGTAAGCTCGTTTGAATTGGATTAGCCATTGATTCTGCTAATGCAATGCGGCCTTCTTCAGTAGACAAAGCTTCCTGAATAATAGCTTCTCGTGCTTCCATATTAACTTTTTCCACGTTAAGTCCTACTTTCTGAGATTAATAACTATTAAACAAGTGTTAATTTGAATTGAAGTAAACCATTACCATCGGGAGCAGCATTACACTGACCAACTGCAAATGTTTTAGCAACATTAGTTAGACGACCATTTACTGTATCTGCATACAATGTTTGACCAGCTACATATGTTTGTGCAGTATCATATTGATCAGTTGAATAAATTCCGCCGATGATATATACTGTAACGTACCGTGAACCAACATTCGGATTAGCCGCTGTTTCATCACGTAACAGAGTTGTAGTTGGAATAGTGTTAGCAGGAATTACATTGTTTGTAGTACCAGTTACACCATAAAGTGAATTGCCATAACCTGGTTGATTAAACAATGATTCATCGCCATACGAACCTGGATTCGATGGTAGGAATGTTGCATTAGCAATACCAACTGTAGTATTACGACGATCAGCTAAAATACCAATGGCACCTGTAGTACCATCAGAAACAACAACGTGACCAGTATTATCTAACATAGCAACCGCGCCAGCTTCCCAATAAATAGGTGCTGATGGATTGAAAGCTTGAACTGGATAAGACGCTGGTGTTCCTTCTAAAATTTTCCGTAATGCCATTTGAGTTATTTCCTCCAACGAAGGTTTTTACAATTAAGACTAAATTTACTTATTTAAATTTCGCTTACACATATTTAATAAGCAATTTTAATTTATTTGTAACAATCTTACGTAGTAAATTGTGTAATAAAAATGTTACTTTTTTTGATTACTTGTGTAGTCAATTAAATTATTGGACTTGAACCACCACTAAAACGTTGATCTAAACCAACACGTTTATTAATTTCATCTTCACTGTTCGTCCATTCCAAACCACGTAGCTTACTAGCAATTCGTGAGTTAGGACTATCTTCCACATTACCACTTAGTTGTAATGCAGTACGAATACCTAGACCCTCTTTATGAATTGAACGACTATCACTGTTCCGATGAGCAGCTACACGACGAATTGCTGCAGCTTCTTTAACGGCGGGTTCATCTTCGTGTTCTTCATCCTCTTTTTCATCTTTAGGTTCATCTTCTTTATCTTCTTTTTTCTCAAATGGTTCAAATTCTGCTTTTTTTGTAGTTTTTGCTTTAGGGGCAGTTGATTCTACAAACGCAGCAATAGTTTTAAACTCATTATCATCCATTGAAGCAAATTTAATTACTTGTTCTGTTAATTGTGCTTCTGATGTAATTAAACCACGTTGTGTCATTTCTGCAGCTAATTTATGGGCACGTTCAATACGTGTTTTCATATCAGCTAATCCAACTAGACGATCCCCACTAGGAGTAATATCAGATTCTGATTTAGCTTTTTCCCAATCCTTAGCTTTTTGATGTGAACCAGCACCTAATTCCATATTTTCTGATGGAGGAGCAGGCTCGGCTTTTTGTACAGCAACACCTTCATCTTTTAATGAACGTTTGTTGTTAACATCTTTAGCTGAATCTGACTCAGTTTGAACTTCATGATTGCCAGCAGGATGATTTGATTGATAAACTTCATTAGGTTCATCTGTGCCAGCAGTACTTTTGCTAGCAGGAATTTTTTCACGACGTTCATGAATTTCACCCAAACCAGATTCACCAGTAGCAGTAGAATACTGAATTTTAGCATCACCTTTTAATTGATCTTCCGTTGTGCCCGCAGGATTAGGAACATCTTTTGGTGTTTTCATATTTTTGCCATCAACATTGGCGCTTTTTTTAAGACTAGCTAAACGTGCTTTAAGAATAGCTTTGCGTTCCTCAAAAGAAGGTTCATCACCCTTTTCCTCTTCTTCAGGAGTTTCTGCATCTTCTTTTTCGTCATCTTTTTCTTCTTTGGTTTCAGGTTCTGTTTTTTCTTCAGTATCTTCAATAGAAGCCAAAAGATGTTTTAAAGCTAGTTTTAATACTGCTTCTTTATCCATTTCTTTTTCATCTTCTTTGACTTCCTTGGCATCTTCTTTTTCCATATCCATATCTTCAGAAGCAGCAATTAGCTGTTTTAAAGTTTTTTTGACTGAAGCTTTAACATCTTCCATACTGCCCGCTTCCTGATTTTCATAATCATTAGCTAATGATGCATTGGCTTTATCGGTGCCAGCATTTTCGTTACTAACTTCGCGCATATCTGCATCTAAAGCATCAGCTAAAGCACGTAGATTAGCAGCTTTAGCTAAACGTTTTTGTGCAGGTAAATTCATTAATAGCGCCATTTTATGTTCTGGCGAAAGTTCTGGTGTTTCTGAATGAAGTTTATGTTTCATATCACTTTCCAATTGTTCAACTTCGTGAGATAATTTATCGTCATCCATAGTTTGTACTTCATGTTCTAAATCTTCAACTGGATGTAAAACTGGATCATGTAGATCGGCAGCTTCTTCTACAGGAGATTCATGTTCGTGTTCACCAAAAGCTTTTTTAACAATGTCATATACTTTAGCAGCAGTGTGATATTTACCAGCACCATCTTCTGCTTGCATTAAAGACATAATTTTTTCTACTGTTTTTTCAATATCTGCATCTTCCGGCGAAACACCATCAACAATATTACCAACTTTACCGGGTTCCATAGCAGCACGCAATGTAAAATAACGTTGTTCTAACGCTGCACGCCGATCTTCGGTTAATCTACGTTTCATTTAATGGGTCCCCTTCGATTAAGTAGTAATATTATCTTTGAAAAGGCTTATGTTCATGACGTTGGCCACCATTGTTTAGCCAATCACTATAATCATCCCAATGGCACTCTACGTAACCATCTTTAATATATGATTCTGGATTACCAGCTAATGGACATGTTCCACATGCACGAGTTACAAAATCACTTTCAATAGGACAACGAACACATCCAGTTTGATCGTTAGTGCCATATGTTTCAGTTAATCGTTTACGCCATGCAGTTTTTTGTAATTTATTATCGTCACTACTAGATAGTTTATGCAAGCTATTATTATTTGTATCAATATCAGCTACGTGAGAGATTTGATTATCAAAAACTAGTACTTTTACGAACCATTTATTAGTGGTTTGCTCTGCTCTAACAATAGAAAAATGTAAATGGCCCGGATAAACATGAGCATGTAAATAACGTTGTAAAAGACGAAAAACTTCAGAATCTCTACCAGACATTTTATAATTAATGCCAGTCTCTAAATTTAAATCTTTAAAAGGAATTTCGATGGTTTCTACATGTGAGGCTTCTTTAGTTAATTTACCAACATGTATAATATCATCTAAATTAATAGCAGCAGCTTTGGTTGGGTCCATTCTATTATCCAATGTAGGAGCAACTTTTGAAGGATCATTACCATTGGTAGGAGCTTTATCATCCATGCAAACACAAGCATCACTAGGCATACCACATTTAACACATGGCTTATTAGCTGAAGCTTCTTTTTTATCAGATAACATAGTAGAATTACTCCGGTCTTTATTATCTATAGTATGTGATTTTTCATCTTTTGATTTTTTATCAGGTAATCCATCAGGAAAAGCACATTTATCACACAAATGACCACGAATATCATTAGTGGTAGAACCGCATTTTGCGCATTCACCATCAGCTAATTCATCTTTATCTTTAGCTGAATTATTACTGATTAAAAGATTGTGTTTTGGATTAGTTAAAATACTTTTATCTACCGGAGTTAATTCTTGAATACGTGGATAATTAGAATTTATTAAATTACCACCACCATCATAATCTGATAACTGCTGGTGTTCCATAGGGGTGCCAGGATTTTTAATTTTTTTTTGAACTTGATTAACTTTAGTAGACACAATAGGAGATTTAGGACGAGTATCACCGCGATCCACCCCTGGAGCTTTAACCATAGGAAAAATTCCTGGAACATTTAAACGTTGTTTTAACTCATCTGCAATTTCACTAGCTTTACGTAATAATACATCTAATGCTGATGCCTCTTGAACCATATTATTATCACTTTTTACTGGTCCAAATCTACCCATTTTACCTTTGTCTGGATCATTAGTAGAATTGTAATCTACACCATCATATTCTTTATTATTATAATCTTGATCTACAGGTTGACCAAAATCAGCAGTAGAACCAGGTACATCTTCAGCTAATTTAATAAGTGAATCAGCTAATACCGAATAATCTTCATTAGCATTTATTTTAGATTGAACTTGAGCTACCAATTGTCTTAGATTCACTGCATCGCTGGCATATTTACCTAAAATTTTCTTAATATCAAAATCATCTTCTGAGCCACCATAAAATTTAATAACACAAGGATAGGTTTTTAATTTTGCTAACTTCGCTGCTCTAATACGATGTGAGCCATCTTCTACTAGGACTCTGCCATTATGTAAAACATTTAAAGTCATCGGATTGTTTTGACGCCATTTATCATCTAAAACACACGATTCAGCCATACCCTTTATTTTTGGCATATCCATGTGAAGTTGTCGATGTTCATCACGTAAAGCTGGCAATTTTATTAAGTAGGCTACTGGTAATTCTGTAGGTTTAGTAACACTACCAGTAGGACGACCAGGATGTTGATCAACCCATTCTGGATCATCACCAACTTTAAAATCTTTTATTTTGATATCAGGTAAATCTGCCATTACTTCAATAAACTTTCCACTTCATCCAATTCAGCAGTACAATCTAATCCATCAGCTAAATCAGAAGCAATTTTCTCCATTAATGTATTAATTTTAACTGCATTAGCTGTTGCCACTAAAGATTCATAATTAGTTAACCATGCTTCAATTTCTTTATATACATGTTCATAAGGTTTTTCTGTTAACTTTAATGCAGCAGCTTTATCTAATAAATTATTTAAATGTAGAATAATAATTTTTTTACTATCAGTTTCATCACAAGGATCATGACCAGGAGGAACATCACATTGACCACAACAAGCTTCGGGTTCAACTGATTCTATAGGTGATGGAGCTATATCTTTAACTACACCATCATCAGTTTTTTCCATACTAGCTTCATCTTCTAATTCAGCAGCTATAGCTAAAGTTTCTTTAAATTGATCAACTAAAATTTCACCAGCTTGTTTTGAATAAAAATCAACATCTGAATTTTCCCAATCACTTAATTCTACTTGACCAGCTAATTTATCACTTAACCATGCTTGCCATACTGCCCGAGTAGTATCATCTTCATTTTTAACTTCATTTAAAACAACTTTTAAATTACCTTGACTAATTAACATTACTTGGCTCCTCTAATCTGATTAGCTCTTTTAATGGCTTTAATTACTACTCGTTCTATAGAATCATCTGAATTATTTATTAAACTATCTGCATACATAGGATCGGCAGCAGCTTTTTGTAAAACTTGTTGCAAATCTAATCCTTTTTTACGAGCTAAAACTTCTAAAACTTTAGCAGTAGAATCAGCAGCTTTTGATACAATAGATAATTCTATAAATTCTATATCGTGATTATCTTCGAAAACAGGCAAACCATTATAAATACTACCTTTGTGATGTTTGATGTGCCCACAATATGAATTTACAGAGGCAGCTTTGTGAGCACAAATACTACACGTAGAATACTTTACTGAGCATCCCATTGATAAATCTGTAGTATGACCGCTTTTAATCATTCTAGCTAATTCAGGAAAAGCATCAGCATTAATTTCTAATAAACATTTAACATATTTATCATTACCATTTTCTGCCCACTTAGCATCTAAAATTAACCCACGTTTCTTTTCTATATCCGAAGAAGCATGATTAACAAAAACACCTTTACCTATAAATGTTTTATAAGCTTTACGTAATTCTGGTTCACTAAATCTATCACCATTACCATTAGGAACATCTGCTGTTACTGCTCTAGCTACAATATAAAGCATTCCTGGTTTTTTGGTATAAGTCCAATTTTCTCCAGCAGCTTGTACTGAAATAGTTTGATTATCCGGTATATGCTCTAAAAGTTCTACTGAGGCAATTTTAAAAATCATGGTTTTCCATTATTGGTATGTGGCGAAGTTATATTATAGTTAGACAAAGGAGCAGTAACAACTCTAGCATGTTCACTAAACCACCAAGAAGCACCTGAAGTAAATAAAGCTATAATAGCTACTCTAATAAACCATAACCATGCACCACGCCAATTTTGGGCCAATGTTTTAATAGGTTCTAATTTATTAAATTTATCATCTTGTACTTTAAAACGCTCATCAGCATTTTCAAATTGATCATTAAATTTTGTTTCAGTAATTTTAAATTGATTATCTATAACTTTGAATTGTTGATCTACTCCATTAAATTGTTCATCTATACCGACAAATTTTTTCTCTAATGAATCTTGAAAGCGTTCATAATCATTTTTAGTTACCATTTCACTAGACATTTTTTCTAATTTATTATAGGTGAGACTAGCTTGTGATAAAATAGTTTGTAATAATAAATTGTCATTATCATTAGCCATTATTTCAAATTCCTTCTGAAAAAATATTATAACTATTCGCTTAGTAAATATGCAAAAATAGGCCAAAAATAATCAAATTCAACTATAATTAAAAAAATAAAGCTATTTTTTAAAGGAATTTAATTATGGAACCAGTATATCCCGCCGACATATTAAACCAATTAAGTGAGCCATTTGTATTAAAAGACCGCAAAGGAAAGGGCGGAGAAACATGGAAATTCGTTCCTATAGATGACATTATTAAACGTTTAAATTCAGTTTTTGGTTTACGGTGGAGTTTTGAAATTTTATCTCAAGAATTAGAATTTGATATTTTAGTAGAAAATACCCGAACTACAATAGACAACGAAAAAGGAACTACTACTGTTAATAAAACTTTGCCCAATAAACCTATTTCAGTAACTACCAAATGTAGAATTACGATTACCGATTTAGACGGCACACAATTTCATAAAGATGGCATAGGTACTAAAGAAGTGTTTTATAAAAAAGATGGCGGCATATTAGAATTAGGTAATGATAAAAAATCTTCTGCTGCTCAAGCTTTAAAGAAGTGTGCTGAATTACTGGGAGTAAATCTGGATGAAACAGAAGAAACCGTAGTAGAAGTAGATGCTAAAATTAATGAAAAACAAAAAATAGAAATTTTTGATTTACTAAAGAAAATGGGCCAGCCAATTAATGATGAAGTAACTACTATGATTGATAATATGACTTCTACAGAGGCTGATGCACTAATTAATAATCTTAGAAAAAATTAATCAGCCGCGACCAATATACACCGACATCCTTCATGACAATATTTAGCTAAACTACTTAAATGATTCATATCGACTAAGTTGTATTTTACTTTATATAAATCTTGTGCATGCGGTAATTCTTTCCCAGCATAACAAACAATAGATTCACCAATTTCATATGCTCGACATTTTTGACAATCATTTTCGTAATGACCAGTTTGCCACATTACTGTTTTAGTTCCATCTTTAATTAATTGATGTAAATTACCCACCGAATACATTTCCCAACAATGATTCATAATTAATTTGCCTATATCAATAGAATAATCAGATAATATTAAATCTAAACTATGTAATGCGGCTTTTTTGTTATAATTATTATTAAATGATTTATCTATTTGATCAACTACCAGTATGTTTAAATTATCTAATTTATTATTAAATTCTGACGTTAACACATGTAAAACTGACTCATATTTATGGTTTTCTGAGGCCGTAAAAGTCATAAATTTATGAGCGCTAACAGCTTTAGGATTACTTAATAATTGATGTTGTCTACCTACATTAAAAACATCTATAAATAAAGTTTTATAATAATCATGAACATCATTTTTAAAATCTTCAAATGCCGTAGCTGTACAATCCAACATATTAGATTTCAAAGGCAATAATGTAGTACAATTCAAATTTGATAATTTATAAATATATGTTTTGGTAAATTGTACATATGAATTAATTATAAAATCATCTATTTGTGTAGCTAAATTTTTTGCCGATTTAACAACTTTTAGATTAGCAAATTTTTTATTGTCTGCTATAGGTTTAATTTTCCCATTATGCACTAATATATTTAAACTACCAGTACAATATAAAGGTGCCACATATGGAACGGCTTCTTCTGTACGAGAAATTTCTGCAGCACGCACCAAAGGTAAAGCACGTTCTATTAATGAAGCAATTTTAATTAATTTAGCTTTAGTCACGAAAACTTAACACCTTTTACATCAATAAAATCTTCGGCAGCTTCATCAAAAACTATTACCTCTAAACCTTCAAACATATTAAATGACTGAGTATAAATATCAGGATAGGCCTGTTCTAAATAAACCTTCATTAAATTATAAATAGGACGAGAAATACACAAATAATATGGTGTCTTAGAAATACCTTGAATAACACCTATTTGGTTGGATATACGAATCATTATTGAATCTATAGCTAACATGGTTAACCTTCGTCTATAGCCGCTTTGATTTCCCTTAACAAGGTTTCTAAAGTATCAGAAGCAACTACTGGTGGTCTTTGGGTAGATTTATTTAATGGTGCAAATGTATTGCTAGATAAACCACTATCTGCACCACCTCCAAAACCTCCGCCTACATCAACACCTTCCATAGAACCCATATTATTAGATTGTCCTACACCCATACCAGGTTGCATACCTCCGGGAGCGGTGGGAGATTGACCACCCATAGTCATTTGTTTAGCCATAAAATCTGCTTGTAATTTATATTGTAAGCCTTGAGTAATAGCAATTTGTCTGGCCATAATACGATTAGCATCAAAAATAGTATCGCGTTCTTCTAAAATATTAGCTGCTTCTGTTTCTGGATTTACATGGAAAACATCTAATAATGTCTTAGCTGATAATACATTCATTTGACGTAAACCAACCATAGCTTGTTGTATAGTAGCTTCATCTTGTAAACGTAATGGGTCCCATTTAAATTTAACTGGAATTAGAAATTCTTCATCTGTATCTGGATCAGTATCATAAAAATTGTTTAATTCACATATAGGTTTAAATACTTTTTCTTCTACCCATTCTGCTAACATCGTTCTAAAATTTTCTAATTTTTGCAAGAAAGCATTAGCGCTAATAGAACCATTACTATAAACTGGTCCACTACCATCAATTAAAGCACGAGAAACCCCTAAACCAGCTACCATTTCACGTTCTAAGAAATCATATTCTCCGCCTAGCTGTAATGTTTTACCAGAAATACCTTGCCAATCTGCAGTTAGACGTTGTGTAGTAACTAAAACTAAAGAAGGGTCGGCTAAAACAGCATTTAATTGATCCTGCATAGCATCAATATCTTCTTGAGTAGGTGGTTCGTCAATAGTTCCTAGTTTGAATATTTTTAAAGGTGTAACATAACGTTCAGCAATAACAAATTGAGCACGTCTAATCATTTCTTTATACATCAAAGTTTTAAAAATACGCTTCATCAAAGGTGTGCCATAAACACCATAAGGAGTAGGCATATGTTTAAAATGACTAATATGTGCTGGGTCTAAAGGAATATTTTTCCCTGATTTAACAGCTTGAATAACATCTGGCAAGAAAGTTTTAAAATAATTATATAATTCTGGTGGCTGTTGATCATAAATAATACGTTGTAAATCTTGATCAGGAATCATTTCTATTACAGGAACAGGAGCCAAAACATTACGACGAACTTCCATTTGATCCGGGTTTAAAACTACGAATTGTTTCCATGTTTTATGTTCATCGTCCAATTCACCCATAACAAAAACATCGCCAATTAACCAAAATTCTAAAGCAATACCTTGTAAAAGTTCTCTAAATTTAATACGTTTAACCATATCTTCCATTTGTTTACGAACATGTGGATTTTCGCAATCAATAGAAAATGTAGTAATAGGAATAGAAGCATAAATATCAATGCTGGCTGCTGGAATAGCTTCTGTAGCATAATAATGACGTAACCATACATTAATTTGTTTACGGTCACGAGGCAATTGTAAGCTAGAGGGAGTGTACAACGGATTGTAAAACGTCGGAGGAGTAACAGAAATACCACTAGCTGTTTTGCGCATAGCATTAACAGTAGGCAATGATTGTTTAACTTTTTTCATGGTAGCTTTATCTATACGATTATTTGTAGTAACAAACATATCTGTGCTACCACTCACTCTTTTAGCCATTAACTGTTGTCCACTCCAGAATAATTAACTCCATCCCCTTCATTCCCTATTCCACCGCCAGTACCTAAAGTATTAAAATAATGTTCAGTATCTTCTACGCGGTCCCATTTTTGGCGTTTTTGGTGATATGCAGTAGGGTCATCTTGATCTTTATTTTCAGAATATCCAGAAACATTAGATTGTTTACCATCAGTAGGTGCTCTATGCGGTAAAGAATCTATAGTATCTTGACCACTATTAGGGTTAGAAGATGGCATAAGTTGATTATAGTCTGCATTAATGAATATATCTAATAAACTAGCAGTATTATTAAAACCGCTATAATT